AGCAGCGGCCTCCGGAGCCGCGTGCGGTGGTTCGATTCCACTCAGGCGTACCAGATTTTTACTTTACGAACATTGTTATCATTCTTGTTACATTCATTACAATTATTGCTATAATTATAAGCAATAGACATTTCCCACACTTCATGTTCGCTATCATAATTTAACAAAACTTCTTTTACAAGCGTTGAGAGTATAAACTCCCGGCGCTTTTTTCCTTTTAAGCCATGCATTAAAAAGTAAATTATTCTTTCCTTTGTTAAACTCAAAGGATTATTCATAAGGCTTAAATGTTCCATTTCATTATCAATGCTTTTTAACCGCGCTTCGTTTTCTGCTATTCTTTCTACGATAGAATCAGATATAACACCATTCTCTAATGCCATTAAACAATTATTAATTTTTTTCACTACTTCTTTTCGTTCATTTTTTAAAATTTCTACCTCTTGTTCTCCATCAGCCGATTGTGCCAATAGCTTTATTGCTTCATCGGCAATAAGGTCAACACTTTTTTCATCATTTAATATGCTCATTGCATTATTAATCACAGCCTGTTCTATCGTATCAACTTTAATTGCTTTCATGTCGCAGCTTTTATTTCTTCTTTGGTTATTACATACATAATAATAATGCTTTACTCCATTTCGACTTGTGCCACTCATACCCGTCATATAAGCCCCACATCGCGCACATTTTATTTTAGCTGTCAAAAGGTATATATCACTCATATATACTGGCTTATTCCTTTTTTGTTTTTCCACTCTATCTTTTGCCATCAAAAACACTTCCTTTTTTATTATTGGTGGCACTGCATTATCTACTGTAATACCATTCCAGCTGTATACTCCTATATAAGTTTCGTTGGTTAACATTTTAGAAAAACTGGTTCTCTGAAATTTTTTGCCTGTTAATGCAAAATATTCCGGCGATAGTTCTTTAATAATATCTACCGTTTTTGCACCATCAACAAAACGTCTAAATATTTTTCGTACCAACGGCGCTGTTTTAGGATTTATTTTCAATCTTTTATCTCCACCTATAACATAGCCCAGCGGACAAGTTCCGTTCCACTTCCCTTTGAGTGCGTTTTCTGTCATGCCTCGTTTTACTTTACGGGCAAGGTCTGCACTAAAATATTCCGCATTTCCTTCTGCCCATGTTTCAAATAAAATAGCTTCTGGCCCATCGCCAAAATATTCCAAAGCAGAAATTACTCGTACACCGCTCTTTCTTAACTGCCATTTATATATAGCGCTGTCATAACGATTTCGTGCAAAGCGCTCATGTTGATATACTATTACATAATCAAACATTCGCCTTAAACTATCCTGCATCATTTTTTGAAACTGCGCTCTTGTATCACGTCTGCCGCTAATCGCTCTATCAGCATAATGGCCAATAACCTTCATATTATTTCTTTTTGCAAAATCAGTACAAACTCTTATCTGGCCTTCTATGCTTTCTTCTCTTTGCTTACCGCTGGAAAAACGTGCATATATTACTGCGCGTCCTGCGTATTTTGTATTTTTTTCCTTATTTGTTTTATCCATTCGTCAACAACCTTCTCCTGTTCTGGTGTCAATCTAAATTTATAACATTTTAGTTTTGCATCTTTCGGATATATCGAAGGTCTACCAGCGCCTTCACGTTTTCCGCCTCGTGACATTTTATCACCTCATTTTTTGATTTTAGTATATCATATTCAACCATAAAAAATAAGCCCTTGCGTAAAATCAAGGGCTTTGCTTATTTCTATTATTTTGTAGCAACCGCTATTACTCCACCAGCTAATCCAACGCAAAAGCCGTTAAGCCAGCCTTTCCAATAAGCACGTTCTCGTTCATCAGCCGCCGCTTCCCTTTCTGTCTGAATTTGCCGCCTCAATTTCTCGGCATATTCGTTGGCTGTCTGCAACGATTTCTTCGCACTCTCCAACGATGCGCTTGCAGTCTGCAATTCCTTCTGTAATTGCTGTACCTGCGCTTTGGCTTCTGTTAATAAGGACATCAATTCTGCCTGCTGTTTCTCCTGCGCTGTTAAGCTGTCCGCCAGCAGCGTCAAGTTCGCGTCCAGCAGTTGCGTGTTCTCCTTCAATTTCTGCCATTGTGTTATCGGTACTTTTATGTAGCTGTTCGATGTTGGCATCGTTTCCGCCGCAGCCTCGCACTGTGCAATAAACAAAGGCGCAAAACACCAAAGCAATGATAATAAAATAAATACGATTATTATTGGTAGATTTTTCTTGTTCATTTGTCATTTTTTACCCCGCCAACTGCTGTTTGCAGCAAAAAGCCCAACAAATGCCAAATTCTGTTTTTTATATGTTCCATGCAGATTTCAGCACCGTATTTTTCGTCATAGTTTTCTTTTTTGACGCAGGAGCTACTCTCCACAATTTCAAAGCCGTTAACAAGCGTTACCCTAACCACGGTTGTTTTATCACCCATGGTAATTACATCAACGCTCTTAATAAAGTTATCTACATTATCTTGCGTAATGGTTACATTATCGCCTACTTGCATATAGGCTTTTTCAAATACTTCTTTAGGCGACCAGCTTTCGTATCCATCAGGATAACGCAGTTTATAACCTTCGTCACCGATTTTATTATTATCTGTATTCTTCCATGCTTTGCACGGTTCCGCTTCAATCATTTTGCAGCCTATATATTTTTTCATTTTCCTTTTCTCCTTGTTTTTATTCTTCCGGCAATTCAATGTTTTCCATAACAGCACGTGCTTCTAAAATTGCAATATAATCCGCCATTGCTCCAAGCTGGATATTATAAGTGCTGCGTGGGCAAGTCGGTTCAAAATCTAATTTGCCTGCATCCCATTTTTCGACCATAGCTATTAACTTTTTAAACCGAATAACCACTTGCATATATTCAGCAACAAATCTTTCTTTATAATCATCGCTGACCATCATTTTAACAGTGTCTTTTAATTCCATTTATCTCACTCCTCGAAGTTTTAAATAAGTTTGTGGGTATTACAATAATTGCAATACCCACAAAAGATTAATTGAATACGCCGCCAGCAATACAACCAACGATAATCGCCAGTACAATACCGCCAACAATGGCCATCTGGGTTTTATTCACTTCTTTCACCCCCTTCCAATACATAACTGCTTTTATTATTCAAAATAATAATTACCGTCAAAATATTTGCCGCCGATGCGCAGCTTGTCGGTATACTGCCAAATTTTTGCGTGCGGCCAATCGCATTTGCTGCCCCACTGCGCGCACCAATAAGGCACATAATCTGCAAGTTGGTTTGTATGAATTTTATTTTCCAGCCAGTCTAAATTTGCGTAGATGCCGCAGCTGTACCCGGCTTTGTTACATTCCACGATAAATGCGCTGCACATGTCAGTGATGGTTTGATTGTCCGGCATACCGTTTTCACGTTTGTAACCATCAGCATCCTCCATGTCAAACCATACGCCCATTTCCAGGTCATCCGGTTCAACGCCGCAATCTTTCAAAATATAAAGCAAATACTGCGCTTCGGCTTTTGCTTCTTCCGGCGTCATGGCATAGCTGTAATAATACACGCCTACTTTTAAGCCGGCCATTTTGGCGCCGTTAAAATTGTCGTAAAAGCTGCCGTCTAAATGTTTATTGCCAAAACCCAGGCGGATAATAGCAAAATCCATACCAGCATTTTTTACGGTAGTCCAATTCACAACGCCGTTATGCTCCGATACGTCAATACCTTTCAGCATATTTTTCAACTCCTTTATAGCTATTTCCAACGCTTCTTTGCGCCGCCGTTCCGTTATATCCAAACGTTCCGGCAGCAAATCAATCATCTTTTGTAGTTCCTTTGCTGCTTCCAGTTTGTCCATCGGCTTTTTCCTTTAATCTGGCCAGTGCGCTCCTAATAAAAGCAGGTATATGTTCGCCCCACCCTGCGCGGTCAATGTTTTCAATTATGCTGCCTGCTTCATTTAAGGCATATGCGCAAATGGCCATCTGGCGCAGTGCGTGCGTATTCATAGCAATGTCAACAGTATTACATAACGCAACCACGCCCAAAATAACTGCTTTTTTGGCAAGGCCGATAAACCCGGTGCTGCTGTCCCATTTACCGGTACGGCAGGCTGCGATAATACCGGTAATATAATCCAGTATCATCAACGCTATAAGCGCATATATCATTTTGTCCATGCCTCCCACCGCAATTGATATTCCCAGCCCGATTGCCGCGCCTATTGCCATTAAATATTGCTCCGCACCTGTTGGTACACAGTTTTTTATAAATTCGTATACTTCATCGAGTATTTGCATTAAACTATTCATTTTTTACCTCCAGAGGCACCTATGAAAAAAGCTATTACCAAAAATGTAATAACCATACCAGCAACATAACCTAAAATAAAATCGACCAATTTAATCACATCCTTAATAAAAGTCCCATATAATTGTTTATAGAGGTGAAAATATGAAAAAACGTATGAAGCTGCCTAATAATTTCGGCAGCATTATTAAATTGCCAGGACGAAGGCGGAAGCCGTGGGCCGTGCGTAAAAAAATTGATGGGCATTATAGATACCTCGGTTATTTTGAAACATATGAAAAAGCATTAACATTTTTAGTCGAATACAACAAGGACCCGTCTGTATATGCACCAAGCCTTATCACCTTTGCCGAAATCTACCAGCAGGAAATGGCTGAACGTTGTAAAAAGATACAGCCCGTTACTGCACGTAGCTACCGTACAGCTTTCAACAACTGTACTGCGCTACACAATCGTAAATTTTTAACCTTAAAAGTAGCCGACTTGCAAGGCGTAATAAATGCACTTTCAGAACGTGGCATTGGGCAGCCTGAACAGAAAAAAGTTCGCCAGTTATTTCACAATCTTTATGCCTATGCAGTTAAATATCAGCTTATACCTCAAACTGCCGATATATCACACTTTATAGATGTTGATAAATATAAACCTAAAGTTATTAAAAAGCCATTTAATACACGCCAGTTAAACCGTGTTAAAGCTTTGGCCGCTACAGCAGACCCGCTTGCGCCTTGGGCAACCGCTGTACTTATGATGTGCTACGCAGGTACAAGGCCATCAGAGTTTTTGCGTATAAAAAAATCTGACGTTAAGCTAAAATCCAGATTGTTTACCATCGGCAAAAGCAAAACTGCCGCAGGTGAAAATAGGATTATACCTATATCGCTTAAAACCTTACCCTATTTTGAAATGTGGATGGCAAAGCCAGGCACTACACTTATAACGGACGATGATGGTAATAGTGTAAGTTACAACCGCTTTGCAAGACGTTTTAGAAAGGTAATGATTGCAGCTAACTGCAAACACACGCCTCACGAATGCCGTCATACTACGGCTACCAATTTTAATAATAAAGGCGCTAATATTACATCGGTTAAACGCATTTTAGGTCACGCCGATAAAGATGTTACTACCGGTGTTTATACCCACAAAGATATCCGCCAATTAAAAAAAGCGGTAGACCTTTTATGACGGTTTGTAATTAATTTGTAACTAATTGCAAATCTTAAGAATCTGCTCGACCGCTTTGGAACTGCTTACATTGTGTAACCCTTTTGTAGCACTTTAGTTTTTAGATAACAAAATGCTGTAAGCGCTGGATTTATGCGGCTTTTTAGACTTTTAAAGGTATTGCTGACACCAAAACTTTGCAAAAACCGTTTACAGGGCATTTATGCGCATGATTTTAAAAACGCCCTGTTTATGCGGTTTTGCAGTATTTATCAAAAAAGCAATGCCAAAATGCGTTGCTCTCCGTTTTTAACAATTTTTAAAGCTGATTTATTTGTGCAGCTATATCTATTTCAGTGTCAAAAGTCACCGTTTCCACTGCTTCTTTATCTGTTAATCCTTCGATATAAACTTTAAGCGCAGCATACTGCATATGCAGGTTATTACTGCGTTCTTTGCCAAGACGTTTAATTTCAGTAATGTCATCAGCGGTTAGCGTAGTAATAGTGCTGTCTGCACAAATCCACGCTTGACTGCCGCCGTCAACAAGCAGCACATCACGCGCTTCGTTTAATTTGGCAACAGATTTTAGGTCATAGTCAAAGCCTTTACCGTTGTAGGTAATAACGCCTTGTTCACGTTTATCGCGTTCGGCTTTCATTTCGGCCACTTTAGCCGTTTTAACATCCTCTAATGTTTGCTCCGGCGGAGTTAATGTTGCACCTTCTGGTAAAGGTCCGATTTCTTTAACTTCCCTACCCGGCGTGCCGTATGTATCGCTTGGTAACCAATATTCTTTCCCGCGATAATCTTCCGTTTCTGCCCATGCGCTGCCATTCCAGACCGGTATATAATTTTCTTTTTCCGCTGGCGGCGCAACTTCCACGCAGTCGCCTGGTATATTCCAAGCGCCGGACGGCGATTTATCACTATCGTCTAAAATAAGTTCTCCTTTATAAGTTTTATTTTCGACATCAAATTGATATACTTTTTTAGTCATTTTAATCATCCTTTCAAAAAATAAAGGTATTAAAATTTAATCTGTGGTATTAAAGATAAAGCTGGTGGTTGGACAGTGTCAGACGCGCCATAAATATTTGATGACAATGCAGCACTAAATCCTAAATCAGAAACGGGCTGTATTTGGTTTGCATTAGGTATGCCAAGACTATTGCTCCCTTTTGCATAAAATACACCTTCCGGCCAATAACAGCCTAATGCTACGCTTTGGGTCGATATGCGTGTGCTGCCGCTAATATTTGGCAGTCCGGGCGCTATAACAGAAGGCGTATCCCCACCTTGTATTACACGGTTGCGGAAATCCGGCAGCGTCATTGTTGTACTGCCGTTGCCGTTACCATATTTGTATGGCTCCGTTGATGGGCTGCTGGTCCATAAGCTCTTATCGGTTGCAATTTTTGCCGGGCGAATATAATCAGCACGGTTTACCGTTGCGCCGTTTAATTTTACGCACCCGTCATGTAAGTAAGTATCATAAAAAGGTACACCGACAGGTATATTAAAGCGCACATCGTCTACAATCCATTTTGCTGTACCGTCTGTTATATACTGCCCCATTGTATTTACACTGGAAAAGCTGGGCTCGCTTGCCGCCGTTGTACCTGCCTGCACGCAATACAAATATGCCCATGACGGCAGGTTTGAACTGTAAGCAATATCTCCATACGCATATGTCTTATTTCGCCCAAGCATATTAATTCCAGCTTTAAAACTATTCGTTGTACCGTCACTTTTCTCTACTGTTACGGTGCCGTTGCTTTCTGTAACTTCTACTACCGGATTGCCAATTTGCAGTGCTAACTGCTTTGCATAAAGAGCCCACTCTTTCGCGCTCATAGTTTCGCTTGTCGGGCTTTCACTATCTGTTTCACCGTCTGGGCTTTCATCACTTTCAGCCCATTTTTGCGCCAGTTCAGCACTGTCAGCACTATCTCCGGCCCATGTTTTAGCGCTTTTGCTGTCCGGCTCGCCATCAGGGCTTGTTTCGCTTTCAGCCCACGCCTGCGCTTTGTCTTTGTGCGTTCCTGCGTTGGTTTCACTTGTAGCGGCAGCAAGTGCGCTTTCGGCAGCAGCATTGGCTTTTTCTGTCGCTATATTCGCTTGCTGCGTAGTTTGCTGTAATAAGTTCTGGGCCTGCGGCAATACTTTTGCCGGGTCTTCCGTTAATTCAAGCCCTGTCCCTTCATCGTTAATTCTAAAGCTCATTCCCGGCGCCAGCGGTATGATATTATCAAAATCCGCTACCTCTACCGAAAATACCATAGCACGGGCAAGTTTTTCCGATAATTGCTGGGTTATCATTGTTAAATCATCAAAGGCCTGTTCAATGTCGTCAGCAAAAAAGTCACCCTGATTAATTAAATCAAGTAACTGCTGTAATGGCAGTTCACGCATAATAACCAGCTTTTTGCCTGTCGCCAGCGGCTGCCCTTCTTTCGGATACGTAACAGTTTTTGCCGTTAAATTAACTGTGAAGTTCTCCGTTTCTGTTGTGATGTTATCATCGTTTGTAAGGTAAACGTGTATATACTCCGGATGTTCCGTGTTTACATCAAAAGTAATAGGAAACTGCGTTGTGCTGCCATTGCCAACGTATATGTTTTTTACTAAGTTTTTTTGTACTGTCATTTCTACACCACCTTTTGCATAAAAGAAAAAGCACCTAAGCCGTTAGCTTAAGTGCTTATAAAAATTTACAGTATTATTTTATCATGCTTTTTTCATCAATTTGTAATTTACATTTTAATTTTTCTTTGAATTTTTCCCGAATAAAATACTCCACAAATAATGCTGTATATCTTCTTCTGTTAAACTGCCTTCATCAATCCAGCGTGCTGCCGTTATCATACCATCCGTTAAAATCTGCGGCAAGCCTGTTATCATATCGGCCATACGCAGCACCGCTTTGGAAACATCCAATGCGTCTTTGTTATCACTGTTTATAGCACGGGTAACGTTAAGCATTTGTGCTGCTGTTTCGTTCAGCGGGTTGTTGCGGATATTATAAACCGGTTCTCCCGCCGCCGCTTTCAGCGCCATCGGTAAAGCGTCACGCAAGACAGGTATGCCGCCAACAGCCGTGCTAATAAAAGTAATGCCTGCCCCTTTGGCAACGTCCGCCAGGTCATCATCATCATCGTCAATCATAGCACGGATGCCTGCTTCAATTACAGCAGGTATCGCCATCCAAAAAATTATGCCTGTTAATACCGGCGCCATCGCCTGTGTAAGTTTTTTGCCGTCTACTCTTGCCTTGCGTGCTTCCCACACCTTTAATGCTATGGCATTATGCACTACACTAAAATAGCTGTAAAACATGGTAAGTTGCTTTGTAAATTCATTTCCACGCTGAATTTCAGCCATATCAACCGTTTGCCCGCTGCCAAATACGCGCCTTACTGCTGCATCGCCTGCGCGCACCGCTGCTGCTTCCACGTTTACCGGGTCCACGCCTTTTGCGATTCCGTCCTGGTATGCTTTTTGGTATTCGTGCATCCAAAGAGGGCAGGCCAGCATTAAGTCAGTTTTGGTTATCAACCAAAAGGCACTTTTCGTAATCGCGCTGTTGCTGTTATCTTTAACAAGCCTGCCGAAGTCCCTGTCCATAGTTTCTGCACGGTTACGTAAAAAGACACTTTTTGCCATTATGGTGTTGTACTGACGCTGTGGATGCAGGTAGAAGTCTTTAATAGCTTTTGTGGCTTCAATCGGTCCGATGTAATCCATCATTGGGCCGATGTTGCAGATATTCAAAAGCGCCGTCGATACTCTAAACCCAAGTACCGCTTGTGTTTGACGCAAGCGTATCCGCTGTGATGCTTTTTCGTAAATGTTTTTTGCCTGTGGTTCCGGAGCCCAGCAATCCAAGGACCATTTATTAAGAGTACGCCATGTAGCCTTCCCCCAATAAGTTTCAACTGCGTTTTTTACATCAATGTTGTTAATTAGCCTATTAACATCACGTATAGTTTCACGCTGTGCAATGTTATGGATATTTTCGCCAAGCACTTCATCTATAACATTTAAGTCTGTGCGTATCATTAAGCTAACATTACCCTGCGAACGTTCTTTTGTACTGCCCAATTTTGTGCCAAGACGTGTAGCGTCCTGCATCTTTGTTTTAATGGCTTCGTTTATTTCTCTAAGAGCAGTAATATTATTTTTTACTGGGTCATATCTCAACGGATAATATCCACCGTTTAAATTATATACACCGCCGTCAGCGCCAATTATTTGAAACGGCACGGCAGGTTGTTTCTCAAGCGTTACCCCGGTAACATTTGCTTCTACGCGTTGTAAGTCCGTCCAGTATGTTTCAAACAAATCCCATATATTTTGTACGAACTGCCAGTCTGCCGCGTCAAGCTGACGCAGTGCGTATTCAATAAAGCCGTAGCTTACCTGGTATCCGTCTACAACACGTTTACGGTTAATATCCGTACCCCAGTTTAATGCAATGGCAAGCAGGTTTTCTTTGGTAATGTTTTCTTTACCGATACTGTACTGCTTTTTGCTGCCCATTTCATTTAATTCTTTTTCTGCCGCTGCGCGCGCTTCCTTCTCGTCCATACCCTGCGCCAAGTATTTTGCTACTTTGCCGTCATGGTATGCTGCAAAAATATCTGCCTGCTGCTGCCGCAGTGTTTCATTCATACGCATTTCGGTATTTGCGGCTTCGCGCATCGGGTCATAAATGTAACGCATTGCAGTATCGCCCATGGCCTGTAAAATGGTTTCCGGCTTAATAAGGTTCATGCTCGCTTCTTCGGCACGGCGTGCTGATTTTTCAATTACGCTTTCGTTACCGAATTTTCTGTCGGCAGTTTTCTTTTTAAAAGCTGTGTTAATAATTGTTGTTACTATCTCCGCAGCCGCTTCATCCAAATCAACTTTTTTGCCGTTCCTGTCTGTTACTGCTTTGGCCATTTTAGCTTCGCGCCCAACGGTATAAATATTGTCCATTAAATCCTTAAAGGTTTTAAACCCGTCAACGGTCAAATCTATATAGCCTTTATCGCGCGGCCTTGTTGCCGTTGCGGCATTTAAAAGCCAGTCCGGCAAAGTAATATTCCCTTCCGCATCAACAAAACTCAACTCTAAATTATTTTCATAACCGGCAAGCAGGTCAAGAAAATTCGGTTGGTCCGGCGACATCGGCGCATCTCTTTTGGCCATTCCAAATACATACAGCAAATGATTATATACGTATCTATCATACGCCGAAAGGTTTTTATCACGCCTTATAATATCTGCCCTGCGTTTCATTGTCGATACCGCTTTATCTACAAACTTTTTGTTGCCTGTTGCAAGGTCAGTCATTACATCGTAAACAAGCTGTTCTTTTTTTGCTTTACGCGCAGTTTCCCAATCATTTTTGGCGATTGCTTCTTCTGTTTCCCTGGCTTTTTGGCGTGATAATTTTTTCCACATTACAGGGTTGGCTGCTTCCATTACATGCAGCGTGCTTATTTTACGTTCTGCGTATTCGCGGATGGTGTCAACGTTACCCACCGCCACGTCACGCAACGCCCTTTGCTGCTTGCGTTCTTCGCCGCGCTGTTCGCGCAGGCGTTTAATTTCTTCTTCGTAACCTTCACGCTTTGCACGTGCACGGTCCAATCGGTTAATTGCCTGCGCTGCTCCGGCATCGGCTGTATCGTTTATTTTGCGGCTTGTCTTTTGTTCTGCCTGCACACTCTTATCAAGTGCTTCCAGTTCATAGGCGGTTAACAACTTTTTATAATAACTCGTATCAACCGCTTCTTCGGCACGGCGTGCAAGTTCGTCTTTATCCGGTGCGGCCGCATCCAGTTCCCTTTCATATGCTCGCATGTAATTATCCACCGCCGCGTCAAGACTGCCGCCGCGCTCGTTCAGTTCAAAATCATACTGTTCTGCCGTCATGTTGCCAATCTGCTGTGCAGCAGCTTCTTTGTCAAGCTGCGGATTGTTTTGCAGGTATTGCCAAACAATAAACACCGGTTCCTGGCTCATTCTTTCACGGGCAGCGACACGCTCATCCGCTATTTTTTGTTCGCGTTCCTTTTGCCCCTGCTCCGTTAAATCCTGCATGGCCACTTTAATTACTTTGCTGTAAGCGTCTTTATGAATATCATCATAAATTTTTTGCCACATTTCAGCGCTTGTGCCGGATAGGTATTTAAACCCGCCTGCTTTTCTAAAAGCGTCAATATCCTCTTTCTGCATTACAGCGTCGATTTCTTCCTGCGTTGCAAGCATTCTGTCCATTACAGCTTTTACCTCTTTTGTAGGTTCAGCGCCGATGGTTTTAATGTCTTTATAAATTTTCAGCAGCCAGTTTTTAAAACGGGTAAACACGCCTTTCAGCGATTCTTTCGGTGCTTTGCCTTTGCGCAGGTATTCTTCAAAGCCGCGGGCAAAGCGTTCCTGCCGCCATTCTTCCAGCAAAGTGTCCAGTTCAATGCGCTCGCCGCCGCGGTAGGTATAGCCTTTTTCCTGCGCCGCGCGTATCTCTTTGTCGCGCTGATTAAATTCATTATATACGGCTGTGCCGATATACTCATTAATCTGGCTGCCGTTCCACGCCGTCCAGTCTTGCAGCGTCTGCCAGTCACGTTTTATTTGCGCCGGCGCATTTTCCATTTCCGCCAGTTCCCGCATATCGGCAAAAAAGATATGCGCCATCTCGTGCATAAAGGTACTTTGGTCTGCATTTTCATAAAGGTAAATAATACGCTTGCCGTTATCCAATATAGCAGTTTGCCCTTGTACTTGCGGTTCTGCCATGCTGTAACTTGCAACAAGATTATCATTGAAAATAACTACTGCATCTGCTTTTTCCGGTAAAAATACAGTTTCATCATAATCTTTTTGTAATTCTTCCGTACCTGCTGCTTCCCACTGACTATCGCTTATTTCGTTATAAAATTCGCTGGCTACTTCGTTATCCAGCAATTTTTCTTCAATTTCCGTTTCCCTGTCAAAGTCACGTTCAGCTAATGGCCGTTTTATTAAATCAACATATTCTTTTGCAACCGGCTGTAATTCTTCCGGCAGACGTTCTGTATAGTCACGTAAAATTTCATCATATTGGGTATTTCCTTTTTGGCGATTACGTTCCATCCGAGTAGAAATTCTTGCTTTTTCTTCCGCTGCCCGCGCTTCTTTTTCGCCGTACAAGTTCCTATACAGCTGCTTGTCGCTCATATTATTGGCTTTCCTTAACAAACTATCAGCTTCGCTAAATAATTTATATATCCTGTCGCGGCGTGCTTTATTGGGTATTTCCTGCTCCAGCTTTTTAATGGGTCCTTCCAGCTCTTTCATGCGCGCTTCATCGCCCATTATCATTGCCATTTCATATTCACGGCGACGGTTATAATACATTGTTGCGTGCGGCGCAAGGCTGCGTGCTTCTTCTGTTTTTTTGCGTATTGCCTCATTTACCAAAGTTCTTACCTGCCGCGTATTGCCGCCGCTGGCAAAGCCCTCATAGTTTTGTATTATATGCTGCAATTCATGTATAATTGTTCCCGGCGTAAACCATTCATCTACATCACTATCAATTACAATTAAGTAATCACCTTCCGAATATCCTAACCGGTTGCCATCTAATTTTTCTTTTTGTATTGTTACTTCACGCAAAAACGGATACGCTTCATATAACTTTTCGTTATCGTAAATTTCACCGAGCGTAAAAAACTGTTTCGTGCTTTGCAGCTTTTTAATATCAATCTTATCAAGGTTGTCAGGTATTTCAAAACGCCACTTACCGTCAGCACCTCGCCGCCAGCCAGTTTTTTCATAAATTTCCCTTTGCATTTTGCCTTCCGCCGCCATGGCCTGCGCCTCGTTCAGTAGTTCCCTATTGGCAGTACGGGCATGAATGCCTACCGATTGGTTATAGCGGTTGATAATGCTGATTGCCTTGTCATCGAATACTACAAAACAGCGTCCGTCTTGCTGCCCATCATATGTTATGCCTTTAATTCCCTGACTATTTAAATACTCAGATGCTTTTCTATAATTGTATTCACCGCCGCCTACTGCATAAGCAAACGCTTGATATATTTTTTCGCCGGTGTCCAAATTACTTTGCAAAGCTTCTGCCGGGTTCGCTGATGCTTGTTTTATTTTTTCTTTGTTACGCTTAACGTCTTCTTCCTGCGCAGCATTTAAAGCTTCTTCCAAAGCAGGTATTTCGGCATTGTATTTTTCAATTTCTCTTTCAAGTTTTTGATTATCCTTTTGCAGTTCGTTTATCTGTTCGTCTGTATAACCATCGCTTTTTAAATTATTTAGTGTTGCTCGCTTCAAATGTGCAGGCCTGTTTTTATCATTTAAATTTTGCAGACTTGTAATAAGCGATTTTTTATTATTTAATTCACTTCTTGACTTAATGGTTTTATCACTGTCGCCAAGCTGCCTTTGAATTAAACTTTCCCAAAATCTTAACTGCTGGAGTTCCGGCAATTCTTGTATGGCTTTCGTTATAAGTTTCTGTACATTTTTAAGCTGTGCTTTAAACGGTTTCTGTTCGTCCAACAACACTTTGTTTTCCGGTACGTCAACTTCTATAACTGTCGGTGTATTATGCACCTTAAAATCATTATTTTCTAAAATTTTTATGGCTTCGTTGGCTGCCGTTACAAATTTTTTTGCAGCGTCAGTATCTGTTGCCTGCCGCTCTGCAATATCCTTTTTTAAATTTTCAATGGCTTTATGCTTACTTCCTGCCGTTTCATATTCTGTTAAAGCATACGATAACGGTGTACCATATACCACTTCTTCTTCCGTTTGTGTATTTAACCATTCGCCATCCTCATTTACTGTATATGTAATATCACCTGCTTGCACTATGCCGTGCGTTATGCCAAGCACTTCTTTATATTTATTAGCTATTCTTCGGTTTTTGGCAAAATAAAGCCCCCAACCATGCACCTGCGCTCCTTCACCACTACCAATAGCACCTAAATCAAACTTTTCAAAACTATACGGCGTGCCGTGATATGCTGTTTGATTGTAACGGTTGATAATGCTGATTGCTTTATCGTCAAATATTACAAAGCAACGGCCGTCACGAGCGCCTTCGTAGGTTATACCTTTAATGCCTAATCTATTAAGATATTCAGATGCTGCGCGTTGAGGATTTTCAGAGCCTTGCCGTGTAAATTCAAAAACAATTTCATTATAAAATTGCTTGCCGTTACTTGCGCTGCTACCAATTCTCTCCAATTCTTTTTCAATTATTTGCCGCACTTTCGGCGGCTGCTGTTTTATTGTTGCATCCTCATTTAAAAGTACGTCATCTTCTGGTATATCAACTTCAAACAAAGCCCCGTTGGATTTTGCTTTAAAACTATGATTTTCAAGCGCTTTAATTGTTTCTTCAATCTCATGTATATTGTTAGAGCTTAGTTTGTTCTTATTTGCAGCAAGGTAATTATTCAATTTATTTATTGCAACATCTTTTTGCTCACCTTTGTCAATTATTTCAAGCGCTCTTTCAAAACCAACATCAAAATAAGTTTCGCCTGTTTGCGTTTCATACCACTGCTTACCATAAGCATTATAAGCATATGTTTTGCCGTCTACTTCTACGATATGTCTGTTGCGAGTTAATTTTTCTTTGTATTTTTCAGCTGTTTTTTTGTTTGCAGCAAAATACAATCCCCATCCGTGCGCCTGCGCGCCCTCGCCTGTGCCGATAGCGCCAAGGTCGAAACGTTCAAAGCTATGCGGCGTGCCATGGTATGCAGATTGATTGTAAACTTCGCCATTTTCTGTTATAATATTATTAAAGGAAGATGCTTGTTGCTTCTCTACCCCCGGACTTGAAATCCGGGGTTTAGGAGTTGCTAATTTAGCGTCTTCTCTTTTTTTGTTTTCTTTACGGTATTCTTCTTCGGTAAATATGTTATGGGTATAATACATCATTCCACCATGTATATCTTCCTTAATATCAACGATAACATAGTGGTCTTCTCCATTGAAATTTACTTTAGAATGTAAATAATAAAAATATTCACCGGCGTGTTTATCTTCATGGCTTTCTTCATGTGTTAAAAAGCGGGAGTTCTCTATTATTTCCCTAAGTTGTTTTACCGCTAATAATTTAATAGGATTAGCACTTTTATTCACCATTTCTTTTAAACCACGGTTACTGAAAAGTAATTTTTCATCCGGTAATCCACGCTCTATTCTTACTTCTCCAATAAGAGGGTTGTAAACTGTTGTTCCCTGCAAATTTGTTCTGTAATATTTTTTTGCCGTTTCCCTTAATTCTTTTATATTTTCATACTCGCCAAATTCGTTGCCGGTTATGTTCACGATATTTGAAGCTGCTTTTTGCGGCCAATCATACACCGCCGCCTGGTTGAATCTGCCGCTTGTAGCATTATTGCCGTTGACTTCGAACCGTATGCGGTTTAAATAATCCTCTGCCGTGTAATTCTTGTATCCGGCGCGGCGCATTGCTTCGGCGTATCTTTCAGCGTGATGCGCGGTTAAAAGCGCGCCCATTGCTTCCTGTTTGCGCACGGCTTTGGAAGATGCGCCTTTTAATGCTTCGATAACTCTGTTATATACTCTGATGCCTTCTGGCGTTAACCCTTCCGTCGCCGCCAGTTCGCCTTTACTGATATTGCCGATTTTTTCTTCAATAGCGTCAAGCGTGGCAAGTTCACTGCGGATGCTTTCAATCTGCGCGCGGTTGGCTTCGGCATATTCCATAGATTCTGCATCTCTAAATTCAAATCCCGGCACGCCGTAATAATTGTTGCCGGTTAAAATGTCTTCGGCAATCTGTTTCATTTCAGACTGCGACGGCGCCTTTTTATTTTCGGCATAATATTTGCTATACCACGGGTCATTATTGCTCATACGGTAATAATGGCCCGTTTCTTCGTCTTTAAGCATGGCAACGCCCTGCCCCATGCCCTCACGCATTGTTGCAAGTACCGGTTCCAGCATTTCGTCAAGTTCTCGCTGGCGTTCTTCCCGGTATTCTTTAATTCCTTCCATCGGGTCTTCATATTGGCCAAGTATAAACTCAGCCATATCACGCTGCGGGCCTTCTTCAAAATTTGCCTCTACAAGATTATGCACGTTTTGCAGCGCACGTTCCATCTCGCCGGCAATCATTTTGTCATAGGTCTTTTTCATTTGCTGCGCAATCCTGCGCGTGCGGGCAAAGCAATCTGCGCCCACGGCAAAGCTAATCAAATCGCGCAGCTTATCATGCAGTTCCTGCGCACCGTCAATATTTACATATTCCTGCACCGGTACAGCAATATCAGCTTTGGTTTCGATAACATCCTGCAAAGCCTGCCCTTCAATACCTGCGGCCGCCGCCAACTGATTAAGTATTTGTACCCCGCCATCCTGCTGTAAAAGCAGTTCTGTATCTACATATACATTTTCTGCGCCAGTTCCTTCAAGGGTATTTTTAATAATGTTTTTATATACTTCCGGCTGCTCTTTTGCCAGTTTGTTTGCGGCCTTATTATTTAAAAGGTTATCTACCATGGTAATACCGGCTTCATTTTTACGCGCGTTTTCTACATATTCACGCCCTTCATTTGCAGCCGTTGCTACCTTACGCACATATTTTAAATTACTACCGGCCGCCGCCATAGCGCCAAAGCCAATGGATGCAGGCAATGCCTGCCACGCGCCTTCCATTGCCCCCTGCGCCATTTCCACCGCCGAATAGCTGGGTATATTGCCGCCGGGGTTTGCTTTCGCCGCCATGGTATTTATGCCCATGCTTACAGCGTTTTGCACGCCTTCTTCCGCGCTTTCCGATAATGCTACCACGCCCATATTACGGGCATTATTAATAAGCCAGTCTTTAAGCTGCGCTTTAGCCGATGCACTATCTGCGCCACGACGCACAATGTCACGTACAATGTTTGCCGCTGCTTTTGTACCTGGTTCACTTCCGAGTATTCCAATAACGCTTTCCACGTTCGCCATTTCTATGCCGGTTTCCGCAAGTGCGGATACGGTTGCCCATGCACGTGCCTGGTTATCGCTCATAAGCTGGCGACCTTGCCTGTCTTTATAGCCGATATAATCCAGATAATAATTACCAAGTATTTCCTGGTACATTTCTTTGGCGTAGCCAAGGCGTGCGCCGATGCCGTAACCTACACGCGCGCCATAGGCTGCCCCCGGCACTGCCGTAACGCCGCCGACCGTAAAGCCACCTGTTGCGCCCACCGCCGCACCGGCTACTGCGCCGCCGATTGCCAGCATTTGCCCGTTCATAAACTGGCGGAACATCATAGGCGCCTGTTGGGCTGTGTTGCCTACAATAGATTCTACTGGTGCTTCCAGTAAATCCGGCAGCACTTTTGCGTTTTTCATTTCTTCTTCAATTTCAGTAAGCCTCTTGCGGTCAGCGTCGGTCAGTTCACCAAAGTAACCTTTCTGCCCCAGTTTGCTGCGCTCTAATTGCAAGCTGTCCATATGCCAGCCTGTTTTAAAGGCTTCTATAATGCCGTGGGTTTGCTTAACGTTTTCAATATTATGCAGGGCAATAGCTGCCTGCGTTTCATCAATATTGGCAAGGCGTTGCAATTCAGGGTATGCAGCATATACCGCCTTCATATCAAATGTTTTTTCGCCGTTAGGCATTATCTGCTGCTGCTTTTGTTTGTACGCATAAATATCCCTTGCCTTTTCCATATTGGTATCATTGGCAAGTATTGCATTAACCGGTATTTTTAAATCGTTGCTTATTTTTTGGGCTTCTGCCAATTTTTCCGCATCGTTATAAAAATATTTTTTATATACGTTTGTTTCTTTTATGCTATCAATGGCATTGCTTGTAAGTTCTGCCACCGTGTTTAAACTCGAGCCGCCAGGCAACGGCAAATCCTGCAAAAAAGATGTGTCGCTTTCCTGCTGTATTTGCGGCATTTGTTCCGGCAGTCCTATTCCTTTTACCTTGCTGCGCAAACGTTCCGGTACGTTCTGCATAATATCGTTGTTATCGTATGGCATTTATTTTCACTCCATTTCATTTCTAAAATCAATTTCATCCATAATGACTGGTTCAGCATTACCATAAAAATAAACAGCTACATTTCCATTGCCCGCTTTTTGTATGTAATAAATTCCATGGTTAGCAAGTTGCGCATTGTTATATTCAATATCGCTGCTAAAAAAGCCAATGCCGGGCACATTCACGCCACCCACGCCCTTAATCATGCCTTCCTGCATAACGTCCAAAATTTCATCCGTCGAAGGCTGCATGCCGTTCTTTTTACTATAATCATCAACAAAGCGCATGCCGTAACGCTTAATACCCATTTTGTCTTCGGCAGTTAGTTTTGTGCCCAAACGTTCCTGCGTTGCTGATACCAAGCTGTCCCACGAATAACTATATTTGCCTTCGCCGCTGCGGGCCTGTATATTTCTTTTGAGATATTTATTTATAGTTGCTGCTGAAACATTTTTATTTTTTAATTCTTCTACTACTTCTGCATCACTCATTCGCCCGCTATCAATACGGTTTTCAATGTCTACTTCTTCATAGGCATTTAATTTATATGTTCCGGCATTGCCGAAAGCTTCGGCAACGTTCGTCAATGTGCTATACATGCTGTAATCATTTCCGGCTACACTTTTAGCAATCTGCATAAAATACTGCGGGTCACGCACGCCGTTATTATACGCAGAAAGCATTTGATTGCTGGCGTTATCTACAAGCAGATTCTCATTGTATTGTTTTTGTGCGCGCTGGCTGCGGGCGTATGCCATATAGGCGTTTTTCTTTTTCTCCATTTCTGCCGGGCTGGTACTTCTTCCGCCAACACGGCCAAAGCCAACAACGTGATAGCCTTTAGCGTCCATATCCATAGCACTTATGCCATGCGTGCCGCTTTGTATTACTTTGCCTGTTTTTGCATCGTACACGCCCACATGTGTTATTCCTTTATAGGCTTCGCTGCCGCTCTCCACCGCCGCCGGGTTATTGCTTGCGCCATATCCGCTGCCGTCTACTTGCCAAAATACAATATCGCCATCGCGCAGTTCGTTCCTGTTGGTATATACAAGCCCTTTTTCTTCAAAGTTTCTGTAAGTGCCGTCGGCAAGGCTGCTGCAAAGTGCGGTATCGCCGCCGGCCGCGCGTATATAATCACTTGTAAAATTTGCGCACTGGTTCACGCCGCGCTGCTCCCCGATGCTGGCGCGGGCATAATCCATTCCCGCCGCCGTATTTACAAATGCGCCGTTATTATCCATTTCCGCCAGTGCTGCGTTAACATCATCGCCATAACGTGCGTATAAATCCTTAAACTGCATTACCTGCATGTTGTTGTTACGGTAAGTCTGCACGCTTTTATCAAAATTCATTTTTGCTTCCGGCGTTAAGTAATCACCGTATGCTTGCAGCATTTCACCGGCGCGGTTATAGTCATCAGCGTTAATTGCCGCCGTTATTGCCGTGTTTACCGTTGCCGCGCGCACTTTATCCTGTTCCAGTTTTATGCGCTCCGACCCGTAGTTATAATACCTGGCTGCAATCATAAAATCATTTCTGCGGTTTACGGCTTGCAAACTATCATCACTGCCGTAATTGTCGGCGGCTTCTTTCAGCCCGGTTTGCAGCTGCTGCGTAAGCTGCGTGTTTTGGAAGTTTTCCGATTCACCAATTACATAACGCTGCATTTTATCTCGCTGGCTTGTCCAGTCACGGTCCGTCATGGTCATAAAAGCGCGGTTACCAACGCCGTAACGAATAGATGCAGGCCCATTTTTAAGTATGCTGTCAACTATTTTCTGGCGTTCTTTTTCGTATACTTCCATGTTATTTAATGCTTTTTGTTCTTTATTCTGCTGTAATTTAAGCGTTAACTCGTTCATTTTGCGGTTGTATTCATTGTTAGCGGCCATAATATCTGCTTTCGTAATATTTTCCTGCAAGTTATCAATACCTACCGCCAAAGTACGCGCTATCCCTGCATTCTCGCGCGCTATTGCCATAGCACCGCTGTTATCCGGGCGCACGCGGCTGGTATTGTCTACCGGCCTGCCCAGCTGCGCGGTTTGCTCAAATACGTTTATTACCGGCATAATATCACTCCTTTTTTATAATAAAAAAGCGCCCGCAAGCGCAGGCGCTAATTTGTAAGTTTTACTTACATGTTCAATTTAATTTTACTCTATTATTTTATCATGGCTTTTACTTAAAAATGTAATTTACATTTCACCAACTTAATTTATATTTACCAAGCTGGCGCTGCTGATAAATCGGTGTTCCCGCCGCCGCATATTCAAAGCCACGAGTGCCGCTGTTAAAATGGCGTATGCTGCTGTTGCCGCCGTTATAATTATAGTTTGCACTTCCCCAAGTGCTGCTGCCGCTGCTTGCAGCTTCTTTCTGCGCGCCCACGCTTTTTGGGCTGTAAAGGTTTCCGGCAAGGCTTAAACCTGATTGCAGCATACTGTTAATCATTGCACGCTTGCCTGCTTTACGGTACTGACTGGCGTTTCGTTTATAAACGTCGCCCTGGTTCAAATTGTCTGTGCTATTTTGAAAATACTGGTCCACTTGCTGGCGTCCGTTCCACCGGTCAATGGCAAGTTCCATTTCACTGTTATATTGGCTGTCCGCCATAAAATCCAAAGCGCTTCCGCTCATGGCCACGCCAGATGCACCTACATTAGCAATATTTTTACCGCGCTGCTGCAATATCCTGCGGCGCTTGTTTTCTTCGTTAACGGCGTTATTCTGCGCCTGCTGTTCACCCTGCTCCTGCAATACCGCCGCATTGTTATAGGCAATCTGTGCCTGCTGGTCTGCCTGGCGCGCCTGCGCTTCGTAGGCCTGCCGCTGCGCGCGTCCCTGCATATAGCCGCCCAAAAGCGTTGCGCCGATTGCTACACCTACACCCATTATTCACCGCCCCTTTCAAAGTAAAAATAATAATGCGGAAGGCCATAAATACCATGTTTATACGGTCCTTTTATTTCCGCACCCAGCCATTTCAGCCAGCGTATTATATCTTTATTTCCAACATCTACCCAATTATATACTTTGCTAAAATGCGTCAAAATCGCCTGCAAGCCGCGTTTTGTATAACGCCCTACTACTCGCCTGTGCTGCATTGTTTCATCGCTAAACAGCAGCCACACAACGCCTGTATCGCTTAATAAACTGTCCGGTATTACGCCGTAAATTGCCACCGGTACGCCATTAGCTTTAAAGCACCCCAGCATTTTACTGCGCTTCATGCTGCGCAGTATATCATTCAGTGCGTTATCACCAATAGCGGCAATAATTTCCTGCCGGTTATTTTGTTTTAAGTTTGCGGCAATATATGCCGCGTCCTCTTTGGTTGGTATTGTAAATTCGTATTTCATCTTATCCCCCCGGCGTAATTTCCGGCACAAGCGAAAGTATGGTAAGCGGCAATGGGTCATCCTGCGTAATGGTAACCATCACTGTTTTATTCCAGCTTGTCTGCGGCAGCGGCATTTCTTTTTTGTCGCTGTACAATTCAATAGCTTCACCATATTTTTCGGTGCTTCTCCACTTAAATTCGTTCTGCGGCCCGTCATTTATACCATATTTGCCGCCGCGGCTGTCTTTAAACATTACCATAAGTTTATTGGCGCGTTTTCTGCGGCTCATGTACGCGCCATCTTCTGCGTTAAATTCAAGCGGCAATGTTTGCATCTGCGCTTCTATCGGCAAGCCTACATGTATTTTTGTATAGCTGCGGCGCAGGGTAATTTTACCGTCTGTTACGGTCTGGCGCGGCTGTACATTGCCGTCGGCAAGTATAGCTACCTCCATGCCTTCCAAATGGTCAAGGCCCGTCACTTCGTTTGTTTTAGTGCTGCCGCTTACGGTTACCCCGCAGTCCACAAAATACTGGTCTGCCGGTGCTTCGCTTGCTTCACGCGCCGCCATCTGCTCAATGTAATAGTTACCGCCGCGTTCTACCACGCACCATAGTTCATCTTCTTCCGGCCCGCTGATAGCACATACATTTATAAACTTGCCGCCTTTTGTTTCGTGCTGGTGCCAAGCGTAAACATCCTGCTCTTTTATATAGGTCAATCCTAAAAGCACGCCGTCATCGCGCGTACACCAAATAATACTATTCGGGGTTTGCTGATAGGTCATGCTGGTTATTTCATGCCGGTCAAACAAGTGCGATGCCAACAGGTTTAAATCGTCGCCGGTGTATTTATCTACATCATAGCTGTATGCAAGGTCACGCACGATACTGCCCTGCTGCTGTACATATACAATGCGGCCGCCTACCGTTACGGGCGATATATCGCTTATGCCGCGGTATTCCTGTGCCTGGCTTACCACATTTTCGCCGGTAATAGGTTTTCCATTGCCGGTTACTTTATATTCGCCGCCAGCGGTTAACAAAATCATTTCACCAAAGCTGATAATAGCTTTCACACCATTCATCTGCCCGCCGTTCAGCGTTGCCGTTACTGCATCGTTATCCAATGCCGGTATTGATGTGCCAAAGTTATAATAGTCGCCGGTCTTACTGGTCCAAAAGGTTTGCGGCTCCGTTTTGCTGCCCGCAAATACAAGCCGGTCTTCAAAAAAGCCTGCGCAGGTTGGATACCCGTTCTTTTTGCTCCAACTGGACAACTGATAATCTTTTGTTGCTGCTGTACTGGCAAGCTGTTTTTTAACGGTGCCCGTTACCTGCGTTGCGCTGGTATATCCTGTTATAAGTACATGCCCGGTATAATCATTGCCAAAGGCCTGTATGGTAATGTAGCCGCGCTGCTGTTCATTTTCGCCGCTCCACACATCGGTATTAAATTCGGTACTGGTTACGCGGTACTGCGTTATCTCGTCACTATCGTTTTCTTCGGTCATATTATAGTTCTGGCTTCTGTTACCGCTCTGGCTGCGGATTTTTACCCACTGGCCAGTCAAGCGGTCATATTTTTCTAAAGTAAAGTTACCGTCCCAAAAGCCGAATGATTCAACATACACGCTGCTGTGCGGCAAGGCGCTTACTACAAGGTTATTCCCGTCGGCCGACGGCGTGCCTTTTTTTAAGTCGCTGCCGACAAAATGCGTAAGTGCAATTAAATCATCCACCATATCAGCAGTAAAAATATCCGCACTGGCCGTCAAAGTTACTTCGCCTGTTGTTGCCGATGCTGTTATGGTAGTTGTGCTTTCGGCTGTTAATTCGCTGTCTGCAAATGGCCCGCCGGTAATGTCCATGCGTTCGAATATCCAGTTATCATTTGCGTAGCGTGTTAAGGTAGCAGGCGGATGGTTCGGCTGTACTAAAAACATAACATCGGCGCTTTGCGTATACTTTATTGTTTCCAGTTCATCTTCACTGTAATTATTGGTTATCTCGTAAGGCTCGCCGTCTTTCGTAACAAGTGCGCCCTGCGTATAAAAACGGATTTTGCCGGCTGTAATTTCTATAATGAAATTTTGTTCCACATTATAGCGAAACGGCAGCAGCACGGCTTTTTTATTGCCTGCGGTCTGCGCGATAAACCTTGTTCCGGGGCGGTTGGTTACACCGCCGTATCGCAGCACCATAAAGTTTTTCAGTTTCGCTGCGCCAATATCATACTTTGCAATATCAGTGCGCCCGTACATTGCAGGGCTTAATTCCCCTGCCGCAAAAGACGGTTTCAGCATATACATTCCCATGTTTATACCCCCGTCCAACGTGCCAGTGCCAGGCGGTCAAGCTGTGCGTCATGCACGTTTTCTTCCTGCGCGTTATCCGCCGCCGCTTCCGTAAAATAAGCGTTGTAGGCCTGCACGCAGTTTTGTGCAATTTCCATATGCCCGGTAAGCATAAAGGCTATTTCTGCCGCCAGCTTCCAGCCCAAGGCCTCTATAAATTCATCATCAAATAATGATACATCGTCAATGTCCGCAGTATATTCTATATTTGCTGCTTCAATATCGGTATAAATCGTTTTGCCTTCGGTATCGCTTAAAATTTTATACTGATTTTTTTCCGGCAGGCCGCAGTAGTTTTGGTTATACATTTTACGCAAGGCCAACGCGTCCGAAGGGTAACGGTACGCAAATTTATAATCAGGCGGCGTTTCGTCAATTTGTGCCAGCGTTACACGCCGCGTGGCAAAGGTCCACGGGTATTTGCGCAGAACATTACGCCGTACAAAATCATAATACTGGTTGCAGGCGCGTGCTGCTTCCGACGCTTCGTCCATGCTTTCTATCGGCGCAACGCCGATGCGCGCCAACGCGATGTTGCAAATCTCTATTTCATTCATGTTATCACCTCACAAAAACAAAAGCAGGGCCTAAAGCCCTGCCTTTATCAGCCGCCAATTAAGGCAAGCACTTCTTCTCTGGTTGCGCCGTCCGGTACTTCAATACCGGCTTTTTCGGCTTCGGCAACCATTTGTTTATATTCTTCGTATTTTTTTAAGACAGTTTCTTTACTGTCCTTATTTGATACTTCAATACCAAGTTTGCGTACCTTGGCTTTCAGTTCAAAGAAGTTTTCCTTCGGTGCATCATCTTCCGGCTTTTCAGAATCATCCGTTTTTTCTTCATATTCACCGGAAGATGTAAGTTTTAAATCTTTATCCGGCTGCGCAATTTCAAATACCGGTTCCGGCTCCGCCGTAAAAATTTCAAAGTGTTCCGGCGGCACCACTGCATCATCTAAATTGACAATTTCGCCTTCTGCCCAAATGCGGCGGCACCAATAACACTTACGTTTTACTTTATACTTTTTCATTAAATCGGCACCTGTACATCCTGGCTAATTACAGCAAAGAGTTTGCCGCCAGCGATGTTTTCTGCTGTTGGGGTAGAAGTGGAACTGCCTGCCACTACAAGGCGCACATAACGGGCAGAAGGTTCAAGGGGGCAGTAAAACTGTGCAAGCGCGCAAGGTTTTTTCTGTTTTGTTTTATCCGCTTTAATGTTCACGGTCATTTCATCAACGGGAGAAGTGAAAGACTCGTCCGTAGCGGTTTGTACCTTTACGCTTTCAACCGCACCGGCAGTTACGCCTTCGGTTAATTTTACGGAAACATAAATCTGGTGTACAAGGCTGCCATTTTCACCGAGGTCCAGCACATCACTCGTAACGCTGGCTCCTGCGGCAACATTGTTCATAAAAATTAAAGATGCGTCAAGCTGCATGGTTCTTCCCCCTTTTACTGTACCTGGCTTTCGGTGTTGAGAATAGCATCGTTACGCAGAATCGGGTACTGCCAGAAGTGCGTAATCTTTTTACCGGCAAAGTCATCAATGCGCAGGTTAACATTGTTTTTATTCTGTGCCAGGATGCTGATGTAGGTATTTACTTTGCGGTTGCAAAGAAGTACGGTTCTGCCCTTGTCCGGGTCATAAATCTGGTCTACCGCTTCAATCAGTTTTGCAATGAACGTGGTGTCATCGCGGTCCGTGGTGTCGATATTGGCCAGGCGTACTACATAGCGCGGGTCACGGATGGCAATGCCCATGTCCCAATTAAACTGCGACTGATAGCCCCAGAAGGTATTTCCGTCCTTATCCTGCATCGGGATACGTCCGTTATCTTTATACCTATAACCGGCAGGTACATTTTCCGGCGTGATGCCGTACACGGTATCCATGCCGAAAGTTACTACCCACAAAGATGTAAGGCTGTTGCCGGTGCCGCCTGCGTCAATAATCTGTTCGCTCCAAATGCCATTACCTTCTTTAGCATAGTAATGTGCGCCAAAGCCGGTAAAGCCTGCGGGGTTGATTTTTTCATCGCCGTAGAAAATAGTTTCAGACATCTGATTGGAAAGCGCAGTCTGTACACCGTCATTTTCAGTCATGCGCCACATATTGCTGTTTTTATTCATTTGCAATGCACGTTCGTCAACGTTGCTGAATGCTTCCTTACCGCCGGTGGTATAGGAAGCCTGACTTGTTCCGGTTTTAACCGGTTTAGTGCCTTTGTTAATCATACGCCATGCAATGTCCGGCAGGCTTTCACGCAGCTGTACAACTTCCTTTGTGCCGTTATTGCACGGTTTAAAAGGCATTACCTGCCAAATATCGTTTTTCTGTGCCTGCAATTCCACGATGCGCTGGTACATTTTATCTTCCATGCGTCCGCCTGCGCCAACGCGGGCAGCAATATCATACATGGTTGCAAGGCCGGTTCCTGCATATAAATTTAATGCCATTGGTAATCACTCCTTTATTTTGGGTAAACACTATTGGGGAATAAGAGGTCTGCATCACTTACTGCTTTCGGTGCTGGTGTTCCACCGCTGCCAACGCCCGGGTCTTCACTAAGCAGGCTGCCGATGTTTTGCAGCATTTTAAGCACTGCCGGGTTATTTGCTGCGCCGGTTTCCACAAGTGCGTCAAGCGCGGCGCTGCCGCCAAACATTTCAATGGTTTTCTTTGCGAACGCCATGTTTTCTTTGGTGGTAAGCCCCTGCTTTGCTGCTTCATCCGCCCAGCCATTATAGCGGTCTTCCGCTTCGTGCATAACGCCCAGCAAGATGTCCGAGTGCATTTTTAAAAGTGCGTCTACCGCTTCCTGCGGCAGGTTGTTGTCTTTGGCAATTTTAGTCAGGGCCGTTTTTTGCTCGTCGCTGATACTTAACCCTTCACCAAGGTTAAAAGCATATTCTTCCGGCACTACCGGTTCATCAAACACGCTTCTGCGCTGCGGGTTTGCCGGTGCCCCACCGTCCGTTTGAGTTCCCTGCGGCGCAGGTTCTGCCGGTGGTGGTGTTAATCTTCCACTGCCGCCCGGGTCGCCCGGTGGAGTTGCAGGTGCGCCGCCGCTACCGGCGCCGTCTGCCTCATAAAAAATCATGTTTTTTAACTTCATGTTTTATGCTCCTTATTTTACAAACTTATCATAAAGGTCATCGCGCCTTTCCTTTTGGGGCTGTGCCCGCGCCTCTATACGCATTGCCATTTCAAGGTTCAGCCCTTCCGGCAGGCTGCGTATATCCTGCAATAATTTCATGCCAACGCTGCGCCTGCCAAGGTTATAGGCGTCCTGGCAAAGGTCTGCGCTGTCTGCATTGCAGTCATCAAGCAGCCGGTATATAAAGCGCCTGCCGCCATCTGTTTGCATGATGTCCTCTAAATCCTGCAAATACTGGTCCGTCATACAATACCCCCTAACATATCAGCCAAGGCATTGCCTGCGCCGTTGGTAGGTGTTTCGCTCATTAAGCGTGCAGCCTGTGCCATATCTTTAGCGGGCTGCGCCATCGCCGCCATCTGCTGCGCCTGCATTTGCTGCTGCTGTGCTTCGGCGCGCTGCTTACGCAGTTCTTCCACTTCGTCTTCGCTGCGCAGAATTTTTTCCGGCGTGCCTTTGATATTTGCCGCCAACCGTATTGCTTCGTCGGCGTTGATGTTGTCCAATACGTCCGGGTACACCGCCGCCAGATTGCCAACAAGGCCCAGCGTTTCTTCCACGGCAGGCATGGACGCCATTTTCTGCGCCTGGGCCAGAAGTGATACAAAGTTGACCTTTAATTCATCCTCTGTAATTTCTTCCGGCATTGGCGGGAATAAACCGTTACGCAAGCAAATGCCAAAACTTCTTTTGGTCATCGGTTCAAGCACTTCACCGTGGAACTGTTCAAGCACCGGCCCAAGCAGCAAAAGTTTTTCTTCATGGCGCTCCGCAATTTCACGCGCAGTCATTTGCGGGTGATTCTGGCTGGTAAGCATTGCCATAAGGTCATTGTAAAAAGCACTGCCAATGCTGCCTTCTTTCTCCTGTACAAGCATCATAATGCCTTCATACGGCTTAGCGTTGGGCGGTATCAAGGGATATGCCTGCATTTGCGTGCCGTCCGGCAAAAAGTTTTTGCTGCCGGGCAGCGTTGATACTTTCTTTGCCGATGCCGGGAACATCATTGCAGGGTCACTTACGTTATCTGTGCTGCGCAGCTTGTTTCTTTCAAGCCTTTGCAGCTGCATACAGTCACCCAGCGCCATGTGCCCGGGGCCTGTGCCGTATACTTCACCGGCAACAACATGCCAGCGCGGCATTAAAAATGGCTGTTCATGATAGCCGGATATTCGCAAAAACCTTTCGTTTGTGCCTTTTTCGTAATACACGGCACGCCAAGGGAAATTTCCGAGTTCCAGCTTTTCCGGGTTATAGTTATCGTTTTTTGTTATCAGCATCTCCACGTCAAACATCGTGGTGTAGTTCTGCTGGTAATAAGCATTACGCACACTTTGGGATACGGCGTCTATGCCAAATTCAACAACAAGCTGGCGTGCTGTCATACTGAAACGCCGCGCAAAGGTTGTAACACGCCCTCTGGCGTCCACGCCGCCGCAATATGTACCGCAGGTAAACGGTATATGATAAATCGCCGTGTTGTAGTCTTGCAGCATTAAGTTGGCCGCCGTGCCAAACTGGCTCATTTCATGCTCTATGTGATATAACATCGCGTAGGTATTGCTGCGTGCATATATCGCCATCATGATGTCATGCACTTCATCAAGCCACATACGTACCGGATGGTACTGCGCCTTTTCGTTATCCTGCAACGATAATTCAAACCACGGCCGCGAAGGTGATGTAAGGCCGCTGTGCAAACCTGCCGCGCAGCGTGATACCGCGTTCATCGGGTACGGGTTAATCAGGTAGTTGTCGCGGCGCTCGCCGTCCCTTGTATGCTGTTCCTCGTTAAACCTGCCACGGTACGGAAAGATGTATTTTGACAAGTCCTGCCATGTCGGTTCATATTGGCTGCGCTGATTATGCAGCTGTGTTACTACATGCTGCGCTTCTTTAAGCAGCTGGGTGTCGAATAACTTTTCCTGTAAATTCATACTTTATTCCCCCAGCAGTGTTTTTTTAATGCTTTCAAGCGAAGATGTGCCGCCTGTCTTATTGGTAAACCTGCGGCCGCGCTGCTGGCTAAGCTGTTCACGCAGGCGCTGGCGTTCGCCTTCCGTAGCGTTGTCGATTGTAGCAACAGCACTGCTGCCCGGTGCGCTGCTTTTTACCGGCTCAACATCACTGCCGCCGCCACCGCCGCCTCCGCCGCCGTGTAATTGCAATATCAGTTCATGCATTTGTGTCACCCCCTTTAAAGCCCGTGCCATGGGTTGTATTCTTCCCGGCTGTTATTTTCGGGCCAGTATTCCATCTGCCGCCTGCTTATAACAGGCTGCGCAAAGGTAAGCGCCAAAGCGTCGGCGCAGTTCGGGCTCTGCTGCCCACGCTCGCGCATTTTATCTTTACTTTCAAGCTGCACAAGGCCGCTGGTGTTCGGCACTGTTTCCGGGCCGCATAAATCGTCAGCCAGTTCCTGGTCATCAAACGGCAACACGCCGCCGTTACGCAGCCAGTCTTTCATGTCCGCCCACATTGCAGCACGTTTATTACGGCAGTCCGGCCGGTTGCTTTTTCCGCCAAATGCAATAAGCGTCCAGTTCCTGCCCCAGGCGTCACCGGCGCTTTTAATGCCTGTGCCGTAGCCAAGGTCAATAAACACTGCGTCGGCGTGGTGTTCATCTTCCAACCGCGCCAGTATTCCTGCAACTTCAATATCGTTTTCGTTCTTTGCCATTTTTAAAAGCCGCTTGCAGTACAGTCCCTGCCGCAGGTAAATGGTTAATGCATCCTCGCCGGTCCATGCCGGGTCCACGCCAATAATTACCGGGGCAAATTCAAACTGGCTTTGCTTTAAAACACGCTTGCGCGCTTCTTCCACAAGGTCTGTCGGTATAAACTGCTTATCCGATGCCGAAGGAAATTCACCACGCACGCGCACTTTAAACCAGTCCGAATCTTCGCCGTAAAGCTGCCGCCATTCTTCCAAACGTGCTTTGTTGGATATTTTTACAGTGCGGCTGTCAATCTGCCGTGTATGCCAAAGGTTGCGCTGTTTATGGAAACAGTCATAAAAGCGGCCGCTGTTACGGGTTGGGTTGCCAAACACGCACCAGATTATTTCTGTGTTGTCATCGGTCATTGCGCCTTCGGATACTTCCCAGATAACATTCTCAATGGCCGATGCTTCGTCAAAAATAACGATTGTGCGGTTGCCTTCGTTATGCAGGCCTGCAAACGCTTCTGTGTTCTGCTTGCTCCATGGAACGGCGTCAATGCGCCAGTTCTTTTCTTTATCAGCTTCACGGCTGTATATTGCCGTTGCTGTGTACTCGAAGAAGTCTTTTAAAATCCAAAGCTGATACCACTTTGCAAGTTCCGGCCATGTTTTAGTGCGCAGCTGCGTTTCGGTGTTTGCCGTTACAACGCCGCGCGTATTCGGGTGCGTGCCAATGGCCCAAAGTATAAGCCACGCTACAAGGGCAGATTTCCCGATGCCGTGGCCGGAAGCAACCGCTTCACGTACAATCTGGTCAGCACTTTTAAGCCCTGCGCCTATTTCCTGCAAAACCGATATTTGCCATTCATCAGGCCCTTCTTTGCCTTCCAGCGAACCTTCGCCCCACGGGAAAGCCAGCATAACGAACTTGTATGGGTCATGACGGCATTCATCGGCAAAGTCTGCCAATACGTTTATATCTTCCTGTGCAATATCAGCCATTTTGCCACCTCTTGCGCCGCTTTGTTAATTCATCGCCAAAGCGTGCTGTTACGGTAACGTCAACTTTGATTAAATACTTGCCGTCCATTTTGTTTAAAATGTCCATGGCGCGCACTCTGTCGCGGTTTTCGGCCGTCGGGTCACGGGCAATTTTTGTAAGCTGTTCCTGCCGTTCCACCGTGTCCATTATGGTTTTTCTGGCTGCGTCATCAGCAAGTTCTTTTATGCGCTTTTGGACATTAACATTTTTTAACAGCCTGCTTGCCTGTGCAGATGCTGTATCTTTGCTGTATCCTGCCTTGATGGCAGCCAATGTTTTATTACCGCCAAATTTACGGAAATTTAAGCAAAACTTTTCCTGCTTTTCATTCAGCCTGTCTTTAGCCGCCATTTTTCTCACCTTCTTCCTGTTTTTGGGCATAAAAAAGCACCGCCAGCACATTGTGCTAACGGTGTTCAAATTTTCTATGCTATTATTTTACCACGCTTTTTTGCGCAGTTTGTCATTTACATTTTGCTATTTTTTTAAAAGTCCGTACTCCTGCGCCAAAAATGCTGCGTCGATTAAAAAGCGCTGCTGTTTTAAATAAAACGCCTGCCGTGATACGCCCATCAGCCCGGCAACAACATCGGCATTAATGTGTTTATCGTACAGCATGTGCATGGCCTGCGCCACAAACGGCGATTTTTCTTCGTATTCGCTAAACACTGTGTCAATAACGGCAAGCCACTTTTCAGGCTCCTGTATGTATACCGGCGTTCCGCCGCGCCGCGGCAATATACGCACGCTTTTAATGCCGCTGATATTTTTAACAGCGGTATCTCCCGTGGGGTCTGTTTTTTTATATTTTGCATGCCCTGCCCCATGTTCTTTTTTAGCCAGCATCTCCGCGCGCGCATCTTTTACGGCAGCACTAATAAGCCGCCGCCATTTGAAGCGCAGCTTAACACTTTCTAAATGCTGTTCGATAAGCATTGTTATCCCTCTTTTCTGTTTTGCGGTGCAGCTTAACATATACTGCCCAGGTGCAGGTTATCTCGTTCCATTCCTTGCGAACTTCCGTTACGGCAAAGTCCGGATGCTGTTTTTCAAAATGCTGGCGTACTTCTTCCGCATCTTCCGGCAAAAGCACAAGCTGCATGAATTTTCTGCGGCTTGTTTTTGTATCACTGGTTGATACTTCCGGCTTTTTTAAATTCTGCGAAGGCGTCCAGCGTTTGCGGCCTTTGGGGTCTTTCGCCAAATACGATGCCAGGCGTTCCAGCCCTTTATCGTCAGTGCGCAGGCGGTCAGCATTACAATCGCCTAATGCTTCACCCTGTTGCTGCCCTTTTCTTTTCGGCCGGCGCCAAAGCAGTTCCACTTCATCGCGGCTTAACCCGCCGTTTATTATTACGTGATGGTGTATGCGCTTACTTTGCACGCCTTGTTCTGTAATAAAAATATACTTCAAAGGCGGCAGGTTTTTCTTTTTGCGCAGGCGGGCAACTCGCCGCAAATAATTCCGCACTTCTTTTTCCGCATCTTCCACTTTCTCCGGCAAATATTTTGCGTTGTATGTAAGCGTTAAATGCAAATCACCTTCACCGAAGTTTGTTTTAACTAACTGGCAAAATGTTCTTTTTGCTCTTTTGTCATTTAAAACTTTCTGTTTCGGTATCGTTACTTTTTCTTTTTTCTTACGGGTATATCTTTTTTCAACTTCCATCCACGGGAATAAATCAATCTCCAAATCATTTTTTCCGCAGTAATATGTTTTTGTTCTTATCACTGATTTCATTTTCATCACCCGTGGTCCAAAAGATAATACTTACATACAAGCCCAATAACGGCCACCGCCGTTTTACTATATATTAGTAGGAAGTTGTATTTTTTTACTTCATAAACCGCCAAAAGCAGGCACAAGGCCTGCTATTTTTAGCTTTTAAATTCAATTTTTTGCCCGCATACTTTACAGTATCCAGTGTTAAATTCGTAGTCACTGCGCTCCATCTTTCCTTTGCAGCTGGGACACACATGGCAATTATTTTCTTTATCATAAAGCGCAGTCTTTGCAATCCGGTACTTTAACGCCCGCTTCGCCGCCGCCAATGCGTGCGCCTGTGTTGTGCTTTGTAAAAGTATACCTGGCAGGTTAAAATCCTCGCTGCCGCCGAGTATTGCCAGTGCTTGTTTGTTCGTTAACCACTTATCGCCCATTGCCTTACACCTCTTTTAAAAGATAAACATACGTTACTGCCGATTTTCGCTTTTCGTTTTCGCCAAAATCATTTTTGCAAATATCGTAGTTTACGCCTTTCGTGGTAATAACTTCTAAAATATCATAACCGGTAGTTTCTATTTCATCATATTCGTTTATTATGCTTATTGGTGCATCATCCGGTACATCTTCTAAAAGTTTTAATAATTCTCTTTTTAACATGGCTCAATCTCCTTTGCTGCTCAATATAACAACATTTTCATCCGTTTTATAATCGTAACCTGTATATATTTTTTGAATATATACGCAGTCACAATATGCGTCCAATGTCACTACCTGTGCTTTAGGGTCAAATTTGCTTAACTTTTTAATAAGTTCATCAACCGTCATCATTGCCACCGCAGCTTTTGACCGCAGCCTGCGCAACAATCATGTTCCCTTCGTATTACTAAATCATTGCATGTAGGGCACAAACCAGTAGGGTCATTCCGACTTGCGCGGTCAATCGGGCACATCCCTATCTGCTTGCGCAGGGCTTTAATAACATATTTTTTATCATGGTCAGTGAAGTTAAGTATTTCTTTCTTTGTATAGCGATAAATTTGCCTTACCCGCTTTTCTTCTTTCGGCAGGCTATCCCACCAACGTTGCCTTTCAGGTGTCATGTTCTGCCATCTCCTTAAATTGCTACAAAAAACGGTTCTTTTCGCATTCTGCGGTTCCCGAACATTGCCAAAATTGCTTCATCGGTATGTTTTTCATCCAGCCGCGTGACGTAATACCGGAATTCCGGATTAAACATACTGCGCAGTTGCAAATTGTTTATTAGTCTGCCGTTAACTTCCATTCGCAAAATATATCTTGCCGGGCGCCGCGAACCATATTTATCGTGTTCTTCACATACTATTTTCATGCGTTATCACCTCATCAATAACCCTTGTCCACATTTCGGATTATAATTCGCAAAATTCGGCTCTGCGTTAAATATAATCTTATTATTGCACCACCGCTGCAAATGACGTGTTTCTGCCGGCGCATTGTATTTATCGTAAATCATTACATAAGGGTCATATCCTATTTCTCGCAACTTGTATATACGGTAAAGGTCTTGCGCGTGCGTGCTGTTATAATTTGTCAGCACATAAACCTTTAGTTTATCCTGCCGCAAGCCCCATTTATCAGCATACTTTGCAAGCACTTTAGGCGTAAAATCATCGTTGGCATTGTCCCATGCAAAATGCAGGATTTTATACCTGCACGCCCTTATAGCTTCCACTTTTTCGTCCGTCAAAAGCCGTGCGTCTAAACCTTGCGTAAAATCTACTTCCGCGCCGGATGCGGCAAGCTGTAACAATAAGACTTTCCAATCACGGCACGCTAAAATATTTGGGTCAAGAAGTTTTATTTTCTTTTGACCGCGCCAAAACTCCGCTAACCCTGCAACTGCCACCGATGCCGTACCTTCCTTGTCGGCTACAATGCAAAAAGGGCATTGGCGTGGGCAGCCTCGTGTTAAATACCCATACGCAATATCTGTTATTCCGTACAGCCCATAATCCGGGTAAGAATGTTCTATATTCTCCGGCAAAGTTAAGGCTATATTATAACCAGTACCGCCTTGTATAAGTGTATTTGTTTGATATGCTTGCAGGTCGTCCGGCGTAAAGGTAAAAACCTTTGCCATGTACACTATATCGTAGTGTTCTAAACTATTTGCCCATTCAACAATATCGCCATCAGCTTTGTGATATGCCGATATTTTCATCAATGCGAGATTCGGGAAACGATGTCCGTCAACATCAACAAGTCCTATTTTCATTTTTTAACACCTCGTCCACTTCAAACAGACACCCTTGCGCATCTTCCAGTGCAAAACGCCGTTCTAATTGTGCTACACTGTAATCCGGTTTAAATTTAAACACCGTCATATCGTCTATTGCTTTCAAGCGCTGCCATAGTTCCGGATAACAGTGATATAAGGTTCTTAATTCGCTAATTCGTTGTAGCGGACAACACCAACATGATACGCGCCTAAATTTTTCATACAATCCGCCCCAGTCAAAGCCTTTGCTATAACAGTATTCAAGGGCTTGCTTTTCGGTCACGCCCCAATCATAAAGCGGATGGACGGTATTTTTGGTAATGTTAGCGTGCCTTTTAGGTTCATCAGCTGCTATGCCGATATACTGTATATAATCGCCTGCTGTTTTAAGATACCATGCTGTTGGCTGTTGTTTCATAAGGCGCGTACACCAACGTATCCACATTCTCGGCCAACCATAACCGCACTGGCATTTGCCCTTGCCCTTTTCTTTTACGTGTTCCGCAAAGTAATATAAAAACGGCTTATCGGCTTTCAGCCTTGTTATTTTCCTGCCGGTATACTGTTCAACGCGTTGTAAATGGTCATACATCGCCGGGAATTCCATGCCCGTGTCGCAAAATAGTATTTTGTCTACCGGCATACCGCGTTCCAACATCATCAACAGCATTGCCGTGCTATCTTTGCCACCGGATAGCTGTACTATGTGTTTCATGGCTCAAATAACTCAAGTATTGCTATATTTACATTGGGCGGCATTTTGGTTGTTATTTTATCGTACGGGCAACTTTCAATACGCTCTTTGCGGGTTTCAAAATATTCGTTCTGCCTCGCAAGGTAATTATTATCAACTTCCGGCGGCGTTGGCAAATAATATTCTTCCGGCAAATTGCCATCCGGGCATAATTCCCGCAACCGCATTTTATAATAAATAATGTGGTTGCGGGTTAAATTCATGTTTACACCATCAGCCCAAAATGGGTCTTGACATCCATACTCCCGCAGATTTTGCCAGTGTTTCAAATCTTGCACTATTTCTTTACGTAACCGTTTTATTTCCTGTTCTGGAGTGGGCAGAATACATTTTTTAGCCATTTTGTATCATCCTTAATCTGATATGCGGGCAAATGCTTATCTTGCACCCGTACTACCAAAGCCGCCCGCGCCGCGTTCCGTTTCTGAAAGTTCGTCGACCTGCAAAAATTCAACATCTTCATCTTTTTTTATAATCATTTGCGCAATACGCTGCCCATTTTCTACCTTTATAGGTGTAATTCCCCCCATTATAGGACCCACGCTCGTACTTTCAAGAATCGCGCAAACCTCACCGCGATAATCACTGTCAATAATGCCAACACTATTCGGCGCACGCAGTTTTGTATTTAAGCCGATGCTGCTGCGCAGATAAATTTCTGCGTGGTATCCTTTCGGTAATTCCAAAGCAAAACCAAGCGGAACCAGAACCGGATGTTCTCCAACAAACCCATAATCTGTTCCAGTAACATTTTTAATTCTCGCGTAACAATCAAATGCCGCCGCTCCTGCTGTTTTCTTTACCGGCATCTTGCCGCCGGGCAATAGTTTAATTTTAACAATCGGTTTTTCCATTATTTCTTCCACAACCTTGCTTCTTCTTCACTTATCTTTTCGACAGTAACGCCCAGGGCCGTGCCGAAGTTATCAACCCAGTCCCAGGCATCTTCCATTATTTTCTTTTTAGGCGTTCCGGCAGGGTAAGTAAACACTTCTTTGTGCCACCTTGTGCCAAAGGCCCAATATTCAACATTTTCCATACAAACCTTCCAAATATTCACGGCACTTTGCCTTGTACTCACGCGGCGCATTAAAATGCCGCTGCGCGTGGCAGTCCTGGCAAAGCGTAATCAAATTTTCTTTTATATCCTGGCCGCCCTGGCTTTTCGGCGGTTCATGATGTGCTTTCACGCCTTCCGGTACAGGTGCGCCGCAAATAGCGCAGCAGCCGCCATCGCGTTGGTACACTTCTTCGTGCAGCAGCCTTTGCTTTTTGCCTGTTAAAATAACCTTCTTCGTTTTCAACATCATCATTTCCGCCAACTCCTTACCAGTTTCTTACACGCCTGCGGCGAACACGCCGTACCGGCCGTTCTTTCTTTGCTGCCTGCAAGATTTTTTCTAAAACAAATAACATGCCTTCGATTTCTTTTTCACTTGCAGCTTTTACCCGGCTGATTAATTCCTCTCTTTTTTTATCGCCTTTAAGAGCCGCTTCTTCTTCGATAACTTCATAATCAACTTTCGCCGCAAAAGGTCTTTTATTAAGCCTGTGCGACACCGCCGCCACTTCTTTCGCCGTCCAGTCTGCTTTAATCAGCTTTTTCATTTTCTTATCAAATTTATCTGCACTTGAAGTCATTGGTAACGTAACCTCACTTTCAAACCTTTGCTGCGCAATTTTTCAACCGCCGCCAGTCTTGCGGCATCGCCGTGCCCCAATTCGTTAAGGCCTGCCGAAAACAAATCCAGCAAGGTATCAAAACGTGTTTCGCGTTTCTTTAATTTGCCATAGTCTTTTTCCAAAATATCAACCGCCACGGCAAGTATTTTAAGCGTTATTTCTTCGGTAAGCTGCCCGCAGATTCTCGCTTCAATATCTTGATACTCCGCTTCCGTAAGCGCCGATGCCGTTTTCACAACTACATTTTTGCGTTTTAACTTCCTTTTAAACCCGCTCATTCGGCAGCACCACCTTCAATAAACTGCGCCGCTTCTTCCAGTGTTGGCTGCTGTTTCTTACCCATATGGATAAATTCAAAGGTTTCTTTTTTTAATTGCGTAACTTTGGCAAGCTGTTCTGTTGTCAGTTCCTGCATCCGCACACCGCAAAAAACTTTAGGTGCCATTTCCCAGAAAGGCTGCGTGGTTAAAATTATTTCATCTTCAATATTTTCCACGCCTTCCGCCGATGCAGTTATCTTTACCCCGCTGCCGTTTTTTTCTTTAAACAAAAACTTAACGCTTCTGATATTCCATTCCAGCTTTGCGCCTGTCGCCGCATCCACCAACGGCATACCCCACAAGTCAGCAAACAGTTCCTTCATGTTGTACCACGCTTTAATCCAATCATCGTGCGGCCGTTCCGTAGTTTTTGCCTTCTGCCTGCGTTCTTTACCGTTCAGCGGGCTGTATTTATAATCAACCGTTATTGCACCGTCAAATTTTATTGAATACACTTCGTATTCGTAAAAATCATTAAACACGCTGCTCCACCTTCGCTTTCGTTTTTTCTATCAGTAAAGCCATTTCAATTTGCTGAGTTGTCGGCCAGTCTGTACTTTTCGCCGCCGCCAACATTTTCGCCGCCGCCAAAAACAGCTTCCGGTCCGAATATAAAAACCTTGCCAGCATGTGCCGCACCTTCGTCCGAAGTTCTCCGGCATCCGCCGCCGGGGGCGGTACTCGCCCCGCCTTGCCCCAGCAAAGCCACGCATTTAAAACGTCGCGTTCCGTCAGCATATCAGCATACCCACCACAATGCCTGCGGCAAATGCCAGAAGTTCCATTAAAACTATTGCCGTTACGCCGATGTAACTCACCGCCGCCGCATCGTCCTTTTCTTCCTCGTCCGCCGTTTCGGCAATTTTCTTTTTCATCTCCCGACGCAGGCGGCAGCTTCTTTCGTCCACGCAAACTTTGCGGGCCTTGCCGTCCAGTTCCTTATATTTACTATCGCCGCCGCGAAGGCGCACGTTGCACAAATAACACTTGCTTACTGCCATATTTATTTTTCATTCCTTCCGTGTTATAATAGTTAAAAGCCTTTTGGCTTCATATTCCTCTTAAAGCCGCAGCTGCCCCGTTTGCTGCGGCTTTTTTATTTTGCAAACATGGTAACTATAATCAGCAGCGTTACAAGCTGCGCCGCAAGTACACCGGCAAATATCACTGCCGCACATTTTATAAACTCCCACAACATTTACATCCCCCTTTCCAACTTGTTCCTTTTCGGAACAAGTTACCATGCTATCTGAATAATTCGCAGCAGCAGTGCGCCGCATCCGAGCAGTAACCATACCGGGCTCGTCTTGTCCACCCATTCAATCAACAACTTCCCAAGGTAAAACGCCGTTGCATAAGTTATTAGTAATACCTGCTTCACGTTCCCGTTCTCTCCTTTCTTCTACCCATTTTCTAAAAGCTTCTTCATTTTTTGGGTTTTGGTAAAATTTATTCATTTGCTCCTGCAAACGTACTGCTTCTGCTTCTGTTGTTATACAAGGCAGTCCGTAAGCTTTGGTACGGATTCTCTCGCCAGCAATGCAGTGCAGCATTTTCCTCACCACTCATTCCGCTTACGCAGGTGCTTTAAGTATGATTTCCTTGCGGCTTTTAATTCCGACAAAACATCAATCCTGCGTACTTCTTCGTTACTGCAAAGCCAAATAATTGTTGCCAGTTCTTTTATCGGGCAGCCGTTCTCGTTGGCATAAAACAGTTTTTCATACTGCTCGTTGCTTCCGGCTGTAAACCAGTTATTTTTTACGCAAAGCTGCCTTAATGCGGATGCCGTTGTTACTGTATACATCTTTGTTTCCGGGTACATAGTTTACTCCTTTCCTTTACGCCGCCCTTTGCTATAATGTTTATAGAAAGGGGGTGTTATTATGAATTTCAAAGAAGAAAAACTGATTGCTAAAGAAATTCTGGTTGCTTTAATCAACAATGGATTTTTAGCCGGTGCTTCCGATGAAGAAAAACTTGCTAAAACCAAAGAAGCTTTTTCTGAACTTCTTACTGTCATTAAGAAGTAACCCTCGTAATTTTTAGCAACTCAATGTACGCATTCACCGCTTGCGGTAATACTGCGACTACTGCAATAGCCGCAGTTTCATCAGCAGCGGTGTTTTGCGTTATGCGGTTAATATAAGCCGCAATATTTTTTCTCACTTCGTCAGCCTCTTTCTGTAACTCCGCTTCGTTGTTCACGCCATTCACCCCCTTATGCACCCTGTGTTTTTGTAACTTTTGAAGTTACTGAACGTGCAAAAAAAATTGACATCGGGTCTGATAATTGCAGCACTTCAATCATAATTTCTACTTCATCAGTACCGAATACCCCTTTTTTCATTTTCTCATAAAATGTTTTTGGTGCTATTCCTATTCTTTTTGCCATTTCCTTGCCACTAATACCTTTAGCGGCCATCTCGCCAACTAATTTATCTACGCGAATCATAACTGTTCCTCCTGTAACTTTTTAGGTTACTTTTAGTTTATACTACCGTCTGTAACTTGTCAAGTTATTTTCGTGTCTTACGGTAACTTTTTTGTTGCTTTTTGCGTCAAATATGTTATCATATTCTTGAGGTGATTTTATGAGTAAAGGAGAACGTTTAAAGGAACTTCGCTTAAAACACAATTTTACACTTGAAGAAATAGGTAAAAAAATAAACGTAGCACGGCAAACCTATTTCAAATATGAAAACGATATTATAACAAATATTCCAACCGATAAAATTGAAGCTTTGGCTAAAATTTATAATGTATCCGAAGCTTATATAATGGGATGGGAATTACCAAAAGAAAATAATGCTTTTCTTACCGCCGACGAACTGCGCCATATAGAAAAATACCGCCAGCTTGATGCTGACGGCCAGGCGGAAATTGACGGTATTATGGATTTAAAATTAAAACTGCAAAATGCTAAAAGTAAAGATATACACGGAAAGGCAATATAATTTATCCTGATAAGTGGAAATTATTTTGAAAAGTAAAACGAGGAACATTATATGTGGAAATTATTTATTGTCCCTGCTTTTGCTATAATTGCCGCATTGTGGGACTTACCTAATTATGGATTTTATCAGATATTAAAAATTGCAGTAACGTTACAATCAATAGTATCAGCTTTCATGGTATGGGATTCTAAAAGTATTTTAAATCAAATTTTATTATGCCTTTTAATTTTTATAGCCGTATTATTCTGCCCTCTTTTTGATATACACATGAGCAGAAGTCACTGGGCAAATTTAGATGCTTTGGCAGGTGGTTTGCTTATCTGGGCAGCCATGGTTATAGCCGAAAAGCATTCGCCGGAAGATATTAAAGCAAAAGAAACGGCGCAGCAACAAATCGAAAGGCTAACATCGGAAATTAAAAGTCTGTTCGCAGAAAATAAAAATTTGCGCGATGCTCTGGATGAACAAAAAAATTCTTTAGAACATTACGAAAAAGAATATTATAAAAATTTCAGAGAGATTAGTGAGATTAAGTATTTAAAAGAGGACTATAAAAAATTAGAAACAAGCTATAACAATTTAAAACTTCAAGCATCTCGCCACGATAATTTTGATAATGAAATTAAAGAGATATTATCACAACAGAAATTGAAAAATATCTTATCCGCTGATATCGGTAAAATAAACGCCGCAATGCAAAAGATGTTTTTAACTCATAAATCTATTGTTGTAAGATATGATGTTATAAGCGATAAATTTATTATAGAAGCTTTTAAGAGCCCCACTCCGGCTTTATATGGTTATGACGGTTACTTTAATAGAGCAATTATTGTTTTTGTAACTACTGATTCTAAAAATCTTTTTAGAAAAGAAATAATAGATGGTAACTTTGAAAATTATAGAAAAAACCTTTTTTCTACAATATCAAGTAATTTAAAAGCAGTTATTCTCAATACATTGTCAAGCAATACCAAACCTCAAAATTTTTCAACTGAAATTTCAATATTAGAGCATAACTAAAAGAGGTAAACAAAATGTTAAGAGCAGCACTATATGCACGCTATTCCAGTAATTGAAAGTTGCGAATACTGTAAGCATAAATAACGGCGGTCGAACACCGCCGTT